CCGCCATTGACGACATGGTTCCGGCGTCGAACACTGCGGCTAATCCGTTGCTGTTCTTCATCGGAACGCCACCGAAGCCGAAAGACCCGTCCGAGGTCTTCACGGCCAAACGCAACGAGGCACTGTCGGGCAAGGACGAGGACACCGCCTATATCGAGTTCTCTGCCGACGAAGACGCGAGCCCTGACGATCAGACGCAATGGGCGAAAGCGAACCCGTCACACCCGTTACGGACGCCTGACACGGCGATGAAGCGGATGCGTAAGAACCTGACGCTCGAGTCGTTCATGCGTGAGGCTCTCGGCATCTGGGGTGAGATTGACGCCGACGAAGATCCGAAGTCGATCAGCCTCGCGACGTGGGATGGCCTCGCTATCTCACCGGACTTCGCTACCTACGACTTCGCGACGGCACGTATGGCGGTTGCGGCTTCGGAGGATCGGGGCTGGTGCTCCATCACTGTCGCTGGAATCAACGCTAAAGGCTTCTCGCAGCTCAAGGTTGTTGCGGGCAGGGTCGGCACTGACTGGGTTGCAACTCGAGCCGCAGAACTCCACAAGCAACTCGGGAACCCTGAGGCGGTGTCGATCGTCAAGGGTGACCCGTTGGCCGCTGAACTCAAGCTGGCAGGTGTCCCGGTCTTCGAGGTTGGCCCTGGCGAGCTTGCCACGTTGACACAGAAGATCATCGACGCAACCAAGGGCACCGCGCCCACGATCCGCCATCAAGGGGAGCCTGAATTGCGCAAGTCGATTGAGATTGCATTACTGAAGCCGTTCGGTCAGGCCGGCGTCATTTGGGCGCAGCGTGCTACAGCGGGCGACATCTCGCCGTTGACGGCCTCGACGATGGCGTTTGGCCGGCTCGGCGTCGAGTCTGAGCCTCCACCACGTAAACCATTATTCGCGGTGACAAGTTGAACCGGAGGCCATATATGCGCGAGTTGCTGTTCGGCCTTTCTCTGGTCGCGTGTGCGATCTGTGTTGTTGTCGGCGTGGCCTCTTGGTCGGCTGGTATGGCGTGGATCGTTGCCGGTGTCCTCGGCGCTGTTGTCTCTTTCTTGGTCCTCCAGGGCGACGATGTGGCGACTGACGAAGTGGAGCCTGTCGCGTGAGCGGTCTGGCAAAGATTCTCAAGCACGGTGTCAGCTTCGGCGGCGGTAGTGGAACGTTCACCCAAAACCCGTTCTGGAATGCCGACGACAGGGCTGCACGGTTCAGCCGTTCGGCCCCGGTCAGTAGCGAAGAGCGCATCGAATCATCGTTCGAGGACTACGTGCAGAAGGCGTACAAGGCCAACGGCATCGTGTTTGCGTGCGTCACGGCCCGCCAGTTGCCGTTCAGTGAGGCGCTGTTCCGTTATCAGGAGATGAACACCGACGACGGCACCCCTGGCCCGTTGTCTTACGGCGCAGGTCTTGACGTGCTTGATAAGCCTGGCACGTTGCTGTCACGTATGGAGCAGGACGGCTCGATCGCCGGTAACTCGTATTGGACGCCCGTTAATGGCACGTTACGCCGGATGCGTCCCGACTGGGTGACGATTGTTACGGGCATTCGCGGCGACGTTGACGGTTCACCGTTCGCGTTGGATGCCGAGATTCTCAGCTACATCTACCATCCAACGACGCGCGACAAGCGGGGCAACCGACCTGATGCGGTGATCTTGACGCCGAAGATGGTGGCGCATTATGCGCCGGTTCCTGACCCTGAGGCGCAGTGGCGCGGTATGTCGTGGTTGACGCCGGTTCTTAATGAGATTCAGGGCGACCAGGCCATTACGAAGCATAAGCACAAGTTCTTCCAGAACGGCGCCATGTCGAACATGGTCGTCACTTATGACGCCAGTGTTTCACCTGAGCTTTTCAACGAATCGGTGCGACTGTTTAATGATGCCCACGCTGGATCAGATCATGCGTATAAGACGATCCATCTCGGTGGTGGCAGTGACGCGAAGATGGCGGGCGCCGACCTGAAGAGCCTCGACTTTAAGGCTGTCCAGGGTGCGGGTGAGACCCGTATCGCTGCGGCTGCTGGTGTCGGCTCGATCATTGGCCGACTGTCCGAGGGCATGCAGGGATCGTCGTTGAACGCTGGCAACTACAACAGCGCCAAACGTCAATACGCCGACATGACGCTTCGGCCGTTGTGGCGCACGGCTGCCGAGTGTTTGGAGAAGTTCACGAACCCTCCGCCCGGTTCGCGTCTCTGGTATGCGGACAAGCACATCGATTTTCTTCAGGAAGACGCCAAGGATGCTGCCTCCATCTTCTCGGTAGTCGGATCAACTATTCGCGCCCTAACTGATGGCGGTTACACGCCCGAGTCGGCGGTGCTCGCTACGGCCAACCAGAACGCAAGCTTGCTAGTCCATAGCGGGAAGTTGTCAGTTCAGTTGACGGACCCCGAAGCAGTCATTACTAGCGAGAGCAGCCCGAGAGAACTGGCTGAGATGATCCAAAAGATTTACCTCGGCGTCGGGACAGTGTTGAGTTCAGACGAAGCCAGGGAGCTACTGAATCGAGCCGGAGCGAGCCTCAACGGCGGCGCACCTACGAACGGAGAAACCGCATGATTACCAAGTCATTCAGCGCGTCGAACGTGCAAGTCAAGGACGCCGCAACCGGCGAGTTCGAGGCGGTCTTCGCAACGCTCGGCGTCATCGACAAAGACGGCGATGTCATCACGAAAGGCGCGATCAGCGACGGCGCCAAGGTGGTCATCTCGGCTTATGGCCACAGCGTGTGGAAAGGCTCGGCGCCGGTCGGCACCGGGACGATCCATGAAGTCGGCAACGAGGCAGTGTGCCGCGGCCAATACTTCATGGACACCACGAAGGGCCGCGACGATTTCAACACCGTGAAGGGGCTCGCAGAGTCCGGTCAGGGTGAATGGTCGTTCGGTCTGCTCGACGTCAAGTCTGAGGCCGGCGAGGTCGGTGGCGTCAAAGCCAACATGATTAAGGCCGTCCACGTACCCGAAGTGTCGCCAGTGTTCATCGGCGCAGGTGTTGACACCCGCACGACGATGACCAAGTCACACGCTGACATGAAATTCTCCGAGCATATCGACGCGGTCCTGACCGCTGTTGACGAGCTCACTGACAGGGCAGAGGAAGTCGTGACTCTCCGTGCTGCCAAGGGTAAAACGATCGGCTCTGAGTCGTCCGAGGCGTTGGCGAAAGTCGCCGTCGTTCTGGACCGGTTCAAGGCACTGATCGACGCACCCGTTGAAACCCCCACTAGCGACGAGGACGAAGCCGCCAACGAGGCAGCCGCGAATGAGTTCGCACGTTCCGTTGCAATCACTCAAGGAGTCACCACATGACCAATTTCGATTTTCCAGAACTGCGCGAGGTTGACGGCAAGCTCGACAACCGACGCAAGCAGCTTGCCGACATCTTCGCAGAAGCCCAGCCGGGTGGCGAAGGCACGATTGACCTGTCTCGGGTCAAGTGCATCGACGGCACCAGCTCCGAGAAGGCCGCAGCCATCAAGGCGCTGAACGATGAAATGTCGGATCTCGGCCTTGAACGCGACAACCTGAACGCTGTCAAGGGCGCCAGCCAGTCGGTTCAGGATCACCGCTCCCTCAACGCCGAGGCAGGCGCAAGTGCGCCCGCTTCAGCCAAGTCGTTCGGTGAGGCTTTTGCCGCATCTTCGGCAGTTTCGACCAAGGGCTCGAAGGTGTCGCTGGAGTTCACCACGAAGACGCTGATGTCCCGTTCGGCTGGTATCGCTCCCGAATCCACCCGTTCCGGCCTGCTCGTCCTCGACGCCCAGCGGCCCATCCAGGTGACCGACCTGATTCCGACCGTGCCGACGTCACAGGCTGCATACAAGTACATGGAGGAAACCACCTTCACGAACAACGCAGCTGAGCGCGCAGAGGGCGCTGTTTACGCAGAGGCAGCGCTGGCGCAGACCGAGCGCACGGCGATCATTGAATCGATCGGCGTGTTCCTGCCGGTTACCGATGAGCAGCTCGAAGACGAAGAGGGCGCAGCGGCTTACGTTGACATCCGTCTACCGTTCATGGTTCGTCAGCGCCTTGATGGCCAGATCCTGGTCGGTAACGGCTCGACCCCAAACATCTTCGGCGTGAACAATGTCGTTGGTATCCAGACGCAGGCCAAGAGCACCGACCCGGTGCCGGATGCGGTCTATAAGGCCATGACGAAGGTGAAGGTGACTGGTCGGGCAACGCCTAACGCAGCAATCTTCCATCCGAGCGACTGGCAGGGAGTCAAACTGCTCCGCACGGCTGATGGCGTCTACATTTGGGGTTCCCCTTCCGAGGTTGGCCCTGATCGTATCTGGGGCCTTGCGGTCGCAGAGTCTGACGCTCAGACCGAAAACACTGCGGTCGTCGGTGACTTCGCGAACTACTCGCTGCTCGTTGAGCGGCGCGGTATCGAAGTGAAGATCAGCGACAGCCACGACGACTACTTCAGCAAGGGCAAGCAGGCCATTCGCGCCGGCTTGCGTGTCGCCACGGTCTGGACCCGCCCCGCCGCGTTCTGCACCGTCACCGGCATCTAAGCCACTGAGTAAAGCGGGCGCGTTCCTCACGGGGCGCGCCCGCTTGCCGTTCCACCCCGATCGATCACCCCAAACAGGAGAGCCACCGTGCCCATCATCGAGAATCCTGCCAGCACTGATGGTGCCGGCACCCGCATTAAGTCCATTTCTCTCGGCAGCCCCGCCGTTCCATCAGCAACCGCCATCCATGCCGCGGTCACTGATACCGGCGTAGAGCAGACCGTCTCCACCGCCATCACTGATCCTGACGTGCCGCGTGCTGTCACTGCCACCGCTGGTGGTACTGGTGCCGACATCAAGGCCATTCAGGTCATTGTCAACGGTACCGACGCATCCGGCGCCGTGATTGCCGAGACGCTCCCGGCGTTCACCGTCAACACTGGCGGATCTGTCACAGGCTCGAAGGCGTTCGCCACCGTCACGAACTACGTGATTCCACCGCATGATGGCACCGGGGCAACTACCGCGCTCGGTTCTGCCGACAAGATTGGCATCGGCGTCCACCTCGGCCGCAACACCGTTATCGCCGCGTACTTCGCTGGCGCGAAAGAAGGCACGGCACCGACGGTCGCAGTGTCTGCTTCGGCGCTCTCGTCCAACACGGTTGACCTCAACAGCGCGAGCGATGGCTCCGAGATCATCGTCGATCTTTACAACTCGTGATCAGCAACAAGCGGCTCTGGCTGAACGCTGACCGCTCGGCTGTCGTTTCTGACGGTGACCCTGCTGCAGCGTTCTTGCTGGCTGGCGTCGGCGGGAAAGTGCCGACCGAGTACGTCGACATGGTCAACGCAGAGCCGGACCCTGAACCAGAGGTTGACCCCGACCCCGAGCCCGAAGCGCATGTTGCGAAACCTGCGCCGGTCAAACGCCCCGCATCGAAGCCCACAAAGCCCACAGCGGCCCGCAAGTAACGGAAGGGGAACGTCATGGCATACGCCACTTTAAGCGAGCTGGCAGAGCGAATGGCGCTCCCCGATTCGTACTCCACAACCACGGCGCTCGTCGCACGGTTAAACAACAGTCTTGACCAGGCGACCGACATGATCGACAACGACACGGGGCGCAACTTTGCAGCCCGTGCCGGCCTGGTCAAGACGTTCGTTGTCAAGGATCTCGTTGACTTGAAGCTGCCGGATTTCA